ATAAAGACGGCACACTACAGACATCTCATATCTACTCTCGGAAAAACTTGTCGGTACGCTGGAGTAAACTCAACGCTTTCTATTTCTGTGCAGCGTGTCATTTTTGGTGGCATCAAAATCCGCTGGAAGCCCAAGAGTTTACTTTAGAAAAACTGGGGCGGAAGAAATATAACGAGCTTAAAAGGGAAGCAAACAGCATTAAAAAATGGACAGATCAAGAACTAATAGACCTACTTAAAATATTAAAAAAATATCAAGACTAAACTATGAAACTTAGCTCAAAGAATATAGAGTCAGCAATAGACGAGCTGAAAAAAAAGCTAAAGTCTCAAAATATTCAAATAGAAAGTAGAGTATTATGGGTTCCATCTCCTAAGTGGGTTTTAACTAAACGATACAGAGGCAAGGGAAGACCAAGAAAGAGCGATTATGATTGGCTTGATATTCCACAAATTATAAAAGAACTTATCAAAGACTAAACTATATGGGCAGAGAAATAACCTATGCACTTACATAAATAATAATAAGTAGGGATATGAAATATTTATACATTTTACAGAGTATACTGCTTATTGCCATTGTATTATTAAACATCCAGACATACCATAATATTAAAAAAGTTCAAGAAAATGCAAGACAAACTCAACAACGTATAAGGATAGAAAGAGATGCTGCCAGTTTAGAAGATACATATACAGGAGATGTTTATATTAAAATTATCCCCCACCAATAAGATAAATTAACTAAAAGGATATGGAAGAAAACAAAGAACACAGAGAATTATTAGCTAAAATACTGGGTCTACCAGACGGCAGTAGTTATAATTCAAAATTAGCTACTTGGGCTGAGATTTATGTAGAAATCGGCAAGTCTCACGAAGACACCCTCATAGCTAATACAGTAAAGCAGACTTTGGAGGAGGTGGAGAAAAAGTATATTGATGCTTTAATTTGGTGTAGTGGCTCAGATGATTTTCAAATTGAAGGAAAAGCAAGAAAAGGTTGGGAGAAAATTTGTTTGCCTTTAATAAATAAATCTTAACTCTCTAACCTAAAGTAATATGCCAAAGAAAAAACTAAAATAATCCCTAATTACATCCTGTTTGTGGGGAGGTGGTGGAATAGGTAGACACTACAGTTGGTGTATCGTGAGAAATAATAATGCACGTACCTGTTCAATTCAGGCATAAAAGGAGTACCGTGCTTCTCCATGTAGAGTGCAAATCTTTACCCTCTCCCACAAGCAGAATATAGTTAGTGATTAAATAATGCGTTGTATGAATATAAAAACAAAGTGCGTAGCAAAAGGGTGCGATCAAAAGTTACCTGGTACACTAGGCTTCTTCTTACAAAACGGTAATTTCTGTACAAGGTGTAATTCAGAAGCAGAAAAAGCCTCAACGGGTAAAAATGGCCTAAGAAGACAGTTAGTGAATCGTAGATTATTAAGCGACTACTAAATGACAAAGGAGGAGTTTAAAAGGAAGTTTGAAAACCAGCATGGTGAGGGTACTCTTGTTATTATGCGATCCATGTATCACAAAACATACTTACCAAAAATAGTAATTTCTAGGGCTTGTGGTTTGTCCTATAGACAGACTAAATATTGGCTTAATCTAGGCGAAAAAGCGGGATACTTTGTCCGTAATTCTGTTGACAATCTATAAGATGATAGTATGTAAGTGAACCACTGCGGTTAGCTGCCGAATAACAGTGCGTTCCCTGAGGCCTCAGGCTAGGACATCTTTAACAGGTGTGCTGGTCTGAGGTCTTTTGTGTTTATAAGTGGTTTTTAATAAAGCAGCCCATATTGTCGCTATAAGCGAGGCAAAGCGGGCAGGCTGCGGGTAACAGTATGTTTTACCTTTAGAAGCCCGCTTATAAGCACATGAGAGGTAGTTGGAATGGCGATCAGTATCAGATTGAGATAATACCAGACAAAAATGGTGTGCGTCTGGGGCTTTTGCTTAAACGCTTTAAAAGGGAGCTAAAAGGAAATGCCATAAACAACTCCATAGCTCTAAGGGCATATAAAGACTTTCAATATGACCACTACGAAGCACACAACTGTTGGTACACAGATAAATTGGGCTTGGAGTCCTGAACTAGACGCAGTAATGCCAATAACTCTTGAGATTATCTATGAAGAAAAAGGCTAAAAAAAACTTCTTTAAGTTCTATGAGCCTACATTTAAGGCAAATACGGCTTTATTCATAGGTAGCTACGAGGAGTTTTGTAAGAAATTCAGCTTAAATCAAGAAGACCAAGAGTATTACAAAGGCGCAGACGGAACAGTAATAAAAGCAACAAAGACTCATAAAGACGGATCAGAAGAAACTCTACGGGTAATTTGGGTAAGAGACTTTAATGATAGTCCCTACAGAATCGGCATATTAGTCCACGAACTTTACCATTTAGCGGTGGGAATAATGGAAGACAAAGGAATCCCTGTAAATACAGACAATGAAGAAATACCTTGTTACTTGGCGGAAGAGTTCTTTAATCACTATTACGGAAAACTAAGGGGGTGATGACCTATTGATCCCTTAGATGACTATATTCTAGATCGGCAAGAAATATGATTTGGTGCTGTAAATGCAATAAGAAAGTAACACATGACCATAGTTGTTAGAGTTTTACCCTTCATCATTTCAGATGGAGACTTCAAAGCACCCCTTTACATTTGTTCTTAAGGTAAGTGTTGAGGGGTAAGATTCTAGCTTAACAAAGCGAAAAATAAATATATTAATCAACGATGAGAAAAGCAGGCAGAAAATCATATAAGGAAGAAATACAGGCCATACGACATTTATCGGCTCTAACGCCTACTTACTTTGATTTTTTAAAAGAAATGCTTGATCCGAAAAGTGAGAAAGCAGATAGAAAATGGGCTGGTGAGCAGATTAGCAAGATGGTTGTTAAAACTATCCCTCAAGATGTAACCAGCGGCGGCGAGACGTTACCAACACCAATCCTTTATGTTCAGAGCGACAACAGCAACAAACAAGATAATGCAGATGACCAAGAGGGTCAGAGCAGTGCAGGGGGGAACGTCGGCGAGCAAGACAATATCGATTCTACTGTACCTGATAGCGAAAGCTCAGTCGGATAAGAAGCCAACACTGACAAGCATAGTATCAGAGAGTTTTCCGCACTTGAAGCGTGGAGCAATGCGAGACTTCCTGATGATCTTAAATGAGCATGGTTATTTCAAGGATAAGTCTTGGAATAAAACAGATAGCACCTATACGTTTGAAACTGGCAGCAAGATTGAGTTCTTTTCAGCAGACCAACCAGATAAACTGCGTGGCGCACGTCGAGACAGATTGTTTATAAACGAGGCAAACAATGTACCTTTTGATGCCTTTGAACAGCTAGAAGTTCGTACCAAAGAGTTTATCTTTCTTGATTGGAATCCGACCAATGAGTTCTGGTTCTACGATGATGTACTTGGTAAACGATCAGACGTTGAGCATATTGTCCTTACTTACAAGGATAATGAGGGTTTAAGCAAAGAGATTACTGATGCTATTGAGCAACGTAAGAGCAGACGTGGCTGGTGGCAAGTATATGGCCTGGGACAGCTTGGCGAAGTAGAGGGAAAGATTTATCGGGACTGGCAGATTATTGAGGAAATACCTCATGAAGCTCGATTGCTACGTTATGGACTCGACTTTGGCTACAGCAACGATCCAACCTCAATAGTAGCAATTTATAAATACAACGATGGCTATATTTTGGATGAAATCACCTATCAAAAGGGGCTTTCAAACAAACAAATAGCTGACATTTTACAAAATGTAGACAAAGCACTGGTAATTGCTGATAGCGCAGAGCCTAAAAGTATTGATGAGATCAAGTCTTACGGAATAATGATTGTTCCTACCTTAAAGGGTAAGGACAGCGTTAATAAGGGCATACAGTTTGTGCAGGCACAACGTATTTCAGTAACACAAAGATCGGTAAATGTTATCAAAGAATACCGAAATTATCTTTGGCAGACCGACAAAGACGGCAAGATTATCAACCAACCAGAGCATTTGTTCTCTCACTCAATGGATGCAGTCCGCTACGGCCTAGACAGCAGTAGAGGCGGAAACGCAGACCAATTTAAGAATAACAATAAACCAGCGTTTAGATGAAGAACAAGACTATCCCTGAACAAGTCCATGAAATCATCAAGGAGTTTAAGACTCAGGAACTTGAGATTACTAAGGGATATAAATTTAATCAGTACCGAAATATACAGCGGATCAACCTCTATTTAAACCAGAGGTTTTTAGAGAATAGCAACCCTGATGCTATCTTTTGGGATTTAAGTACCCATCGCATTATTCACACAGCCAAGAACATTGACCTAGATACTAAGGATTTGATGCCGTATGCAATCGGTGAGACAAATATGTTCCAGGTATGGTTGCTTCGTGTGAAACTTCGTAAATGGCTACGAGAAGCAGGCATGGCAGAGCTACTAGATGACCTAACTGACGGCGTAGCAGCATTTGGTTCAGCAGTATGGAAGGTAGTCAAGGTTGACGGCGGCAAGACATTACAAGAAGTAGACCTTAAAAACCTATATTTTGAACAAACAGCCAAGAATCTTAAAGATGTACCAGTGGTTGAGATGCATTACCTTACTCCAATGGAGATTAAGGCTAAGAAATCTTGGGACAACGTAGACAAACTATTCAAACAAAAGCCTGACACGTCAAACAATTACGATATTTGGGAGTTTTGGGGCGAAACTGATGACGATGAGCCTAAATATATGCACGTAATTGGTTGGGGCGAGGGCGATCAAGCCATTATCTTATTTGAAGAAGAGTCAGACCCTAAGAAATTCCCTTACAGGGACTTCCATATTGGTAAATATCGTGGTCGCTGGCAGCGAATTGGTATTGTTGAGCGACTGTACAAGCTACAGGAGCGTGCAAATGCCCTAGTAAACCAAAATGCACAGGCTACAGAGATTGCCTCACTACTACTTTTGCGGGCATCTGATCTTGGATCGGGCGTAAACGTACTAGCAGAAGCAGAAAATGGACAGATTATTAGCTCTACTGATTTACAACAGGTAGGAATTGATAACAGAGCCTTTACAACACTACTTAACGAGTTGCAGGTTATTGAAGCCCAAGCAGACAAGATGTGTTTGACTCCAGATATTGTTGTTGGTGAGGCACTTCCTAGTGGTACACCATTTAGAAGCCTTGCGACACTGGCTAACGCTGCTAAAAGTGCATTTAAAAGCACTAGAGATCGTATTGCAAGCGGGCTTGAGTCTATTTTACGAGATGAAATCTTACCAGACGTAGTACGTAACTGGCAGAAAGGCGAGCTAGTAAACATTGCAGAGCATGAAGACGACATTAAGTTTTACGACGATACTCTTATCGCTAAGAGGAAAATTGAAGCTCTAGCACGAGGTAATCGTCAGTTTAGAGCAGTAACACCAGAAGAAATTGAGGCAGTTGCTCAGGGCGTAGAGGTAGAAGTAGAGCAAGTCGGCAGAACTGCTGAGATTCCAAAGAATTACTTTAACTTTGACTATGGGGTTCGCTTCATGGCTACCGCAGAAGGTTACGACAAGCAACAGCAAAACGACGCTATGTTTAACGCCATTAGTCTAGCCTTACAGAACCCAGCAATCGTGAATATCCCACTGTTTAAGCAGTATGTAGAAAACAACGGCATTGAGTGGTGGAGGCTGACACCTAAAGAGGTGCAGCAAATTGCTCAAAATACTCAACGAGTACAGCAACCACAGCAAACAGGGGATAAGTTAAGTAACATTGTTGACACACAATAATGAATGAAGAAATTAAATCAGTATTACGCAGCAAAGGCTGGCAAGATATTTTGGAAGTTTTTAACAGTGAAATGGATACTAACCTCCAAAGCATTGCTACGACTCAGACAGATAGAGAGATTGCTACTCAGTATGTGGGAAAAATTGAAGCGCAGAATATTCTGAGAAAGGTGTTACTCAAGCTAGATCAGTTATCACAGGAGCAGGAATTTAAGAAACAATCGTTTAAATAATCGGGTTATAATTCCCACCAAAAATTACCGAGTTCTCACTTCTCTAAAAGTGATAATTCGAGTTTATCATTAACTCACAAAAAAAATGACGGACGAAGAAACAAATGTAGAGGAAACTACTGAGGTAGAAGAATCTACAGAAGAGATGGAAACATCTCAAGAAGAGGCTGAAGAGTCTCAAGATGGCGACGATTCAGAAGAGGAATCATCTAAAGAATCGCCAGAGGACAAAATTGCTCGACTGACTCGTCAGAACAAGCAATTACGAAAGAAGTTGGAAAAACCACCTTCAAAAGAAGAACCTAAAAAATCTAATCCAAGTGATTTCTTTGAGGAACGCATTGAACTGATTGCTGCTGGTGAAGACAAGAATATAGTCAGTGAAGCAGCCATTATTGCTAAGGCAAAGGGCATTTCACTCACTAAAGCTATGGCAGATCCACTTATTACTTCTTACAAGAAAGAAGTTGCAGCTCAGAAGAAATCCGACGAGGCAGCTCTTGGAGCTTCTGGTAAATCAGTATCAAAAGACGAGCCTACGTTCAAGCCTGGCATGACCAGAGATGAACACAAAAAGGCTTGGCAAGAAGCGAATCAGTAATCACTTATAAGGAAATACAGAAATGGCACTAGGCACAGGACATCAGACAACTACAACTAATGCTACCCTCATCCCAGAGGTGTGGTCAGCACAGTTGAATGACTTTTTTCGAGCAAATTTGCGTTGCGCAGCTTTCTTCGAAGATTGGTCAGAAGATGTCGCAGAGGGCGGGGACATTGTCCACGTACCAACTATTTCTGAAATGACAGCAAATGATAAAGTTGTCGGCTCAGAAGTTACCCTAAACGCTCAGACGCAGGGTACAGTTGATCTAACCATCAACACTCACAAAGAAGTATCTTTCATTATTGAAGATGCTGTTAAGTCTAAGATTAAGCGGTCATACCGATTGCAGGAGCAGTACATGAAGAACGCTGGCTACACTGTAGCAGCTACTTTAGAAGATGCTCTTATTGCACTCTTTGCCTCTTTCTCACAGACTGCTGGTACATCAGCAAGCACTCTAGGTGATAGCGATATTCGTACCGCTATTGCATACCTTGATGCAGCTAACGTACCAATGGAAGATCGTGCTTTCTTCCTTCACCCAAATGTTATCTGGAATCAGGTTATGGGTATCGACAAGTTTACGCTTGTTCAGAATACTCTTGGTGCTGATCCAGTGCTAAAGGGTCAGGTTGGATACCTCTATGGTATTCCAGTCATTAGCACCTCACGACTTGGCGTTACCGCTGACAGTCGTAACGGAGCTTTGGCTCACAAATCAGCTTTGGCGTTTGCTACTGGCAATATTGCAGGTGGCACCCAGGCTGGAACAGTACGTATGCAAAGTTCATACCTACAGGAGTATCTTGGTGAACTCGTTACCGCAGACATTATCTTCGGTGTTATCGAGAACCGAGACACTTCAGGTGTGTACGTTCGTGCAAGTTCATAATCAAATTAACAAATTTGCTTGGGGCGGGTTGCCAAACTTCCCAACCCCAAGTTTGGAAGCAAATTTATGCCAAGAGTAACAATAGACATTACTGACAGAGAAAAAATATTTATTGACCCTAACAGTGGAAATAGAATCACAAAACTTAGAGGAGGAGCAGTCATCCCAGGGAGTAGTCCGCATCAAGAGACGTCGAATACAGGAGGTTCAGGATTAGCTGGCCAAGCAGCAACGCAGGGAGAGACTGAAGCTCCAAAGGACGTACAGATAACCCCAGAGGAGATTGCAGCACTTAAAGCAATCCTAAAAAAGTTTGATGTCTAAAGTATATTTTATCGGTAGCGGATACGAGGGGTGCAATTATGTGCGTTTGTATCTTCCAATGATGGAGAATGGCTGGCGTGGTTCGTATAGTGGAATTAGTAAGAAAAGCCTCAAGCCTGTAGAGCAGGTTCAGCGGGAAGTGCAGCAAGCAGATATAGTAGTTTTCCATAGGCCATCAACACTAAAACACCACAAACTTGGAATGTTGCTTAAACAGATGGGCAAAAAGATTGTCTTTGACAACGATGACAGCTTTCAGCTAGATAACTTCCATCCATTTCACAAGGTAGACGAGAAAGGCTACGAGCAGAACAAGAAAGCACTGAATAATCTAGTTAATAGCTTCATTGTCAACTCAGACCTAGTTACTACCTCAACTGAATACTTAGCAGAAGAATACCGACAGATTCACAAGAACGTAGCAGTCCTACCTAATTGTATTGATCCTGATGATTGGAGAGAACCTTTACAAAATAATACAGGCAAGATTCGTATTGGATTAGTAGGTTCAGTAGCGTATCACTATGACTTTGAAAAGATTAAGCATTTACTTAAACAGTTAGATAAGCGTGGAGATGTACAGTTAGTGCTATTTGGCTTATGGGATGAGAAAAGACGCAAAGAAAACCCACTGGTAGATAAGGTTCTAAAGCAAGAGTATAAGTTTTGGGACAGTCTCAAGAATAAAGAGCATGTACCGTGGTGTGATATTGCAGTTTATCCTGAGACATTACGTCGTTGCTTACTAGACTTCATGCTTATTCCTCGTAGAGATAATCACTTTAATCGGGCGAAAAGCAACATTAAGTTCCTAGAAGCGGCAATGCTAGAAATACCAGTAATTGCACAAGGCTTTAAAGACGGTAAGAGTCCGTATGACGCAGACATTGATGGTACTAATGGGATTCTAGTTACCGATGACAGTAAATGGGAAGAAGAAGTAATGCTCTTGATTAAAAACCCTAGTAAAAGAAAAATGCTTGGAGCAACAGCCAAGCAGTATGCACTAAATAACTACGACATTAAATTACACGCTCATAAATGGGCTGATGCCTACGCAACACTATGAGAAAAATAGAACTTAACAATCCAGACATTTTAGAAGCCTTGCAACGCAAGGATGAACAAACAAAAGAGCTAAACGATATCGCCGCTCAAGAAGAAAAACTTGTTAATCGGGCAAATACCCTGATGGCTAAGTTGGCCAAAGAAAACGAAAAGGTATTACCACTTATCAAAGAAGAACTGTCAAAGATTGAACTAGGTGAGTATGAAGAACACTCACGAACATATCTTGGAAAAGACGGAGACGAAGAAGGCAAGGCAATCCTAGAGATTGCAGATCGATTAGAAGAATTTAAATTAGCTTTCAAAAATGCACAGAGTAACAGTGGTGATTCCACTAAGGGAGACGGACACGGCGGAGATAACGCTGCAGAGTCTACCGAAGGGGATCAAGACAATTCAAGTCAAGGATAAGGGCAAAGGCGCAGCCTGGGCTAGAAACGAGGGATTTTCTCAAGTAGACACTGAGTTTGTATTGTTTTCAGATAATGACATTAAGTGGCGAGAAAACGGTATACAGTATCTGATAGACGCACTAGATGAGAACCCTGACGCTTCATACAGCTACGGAGCATATCAGATGGCTGGAAGATTACTTTGCAATCAGCCGTATAAGGAAACAGACCTGATGATATACAACTACATCTCTACGATGAGTTTAATCAGGGCTAATGACTTCCCTGGATTTGATGAGAGCCTTAAAAGATTTCAGGATTGGGACTTGTGGCTAACGATGATGGAGCAAGGCAAGCATGGAGTATTTTGCGGACAGACAGTATTTGATACTGAGCTTAAAGATGGCATCTCTCACAACGGAGTAGACCACAACACAGCACTTAATATTGTTAAAGCTAAACACCTTTTATGAAGAGCAGCGAGCGAAGAAAGTTGCAGTGGCAAGACCCTGCTTATAGAAAAATGATGAGCGAAGCCCACAAGGGTAACTCCAAGGCTAAAGGTGCTTATAGTTTTCCTAAAGGCAAGAAAAACCCAAACTATGATCCTGTTGTCGCTGAGAAATTATCAGAATGCAAGAAGCTGGACAAAAATCCTATGTGGAATGGAGGCGAAACTATAACAGATCGGGGGTATAGAAAAGTGAAGATGCCTGATTCTTCGATGGCAGACAGCAAGGGATATGTGTTTGAGCATCGAAAGGTTATGGCTGAGTATCTTGGTAGAGATTTAGAAAAAAACGAGGTAGTACACCACATTGATATGGATACACTAAATAACGATATAAATAATTTGATGTTGTTTGACAGTGTTGGAGATCATACCAGACATCATCATCAGTTGAAGGGTCAGGTGATGCCTGTATGAGCAAACTATTAGTAGTTGCTCATCCGTAACTGGATGACGAGATTCTATGGTTTAACCCATCGGAATACGACAAAATCATTGTAGTATTTGGTGATTTCGGCGACCAACGAGGTAGTAGTGGCGGAGACAAGCGCAGAAAAGCCCTAAAAGAACACCCTTTAGCGGATAAGATAGTCCATTTAGACATTATTGAGAGTGATTTCACTAGAAACAAGGCACGAGAGTCAGTATATCGCCTTAACCAGAGAATAATTGAGGATAAATTAAAAGAATTTGACGCAACAGAGGTTACAACCCACAACGGACACGGGGAATACGGACATTTAGAGCATATACAGTTGTTTTATGCCTGCATGAACGCCTTTGACTGCCCTGTAAATGGGAAAGACCCAAAGATTTTCAGAGAAGCTAAGAAAGTATACGAAAAAAATGGTTGTTGGACTTGGTATTGATAAGGTATCAGCAGTAATTGTTAGCTGGAAAAGGCCAAATGAAGTTGGCCAAATTGTTGAAAACCTACACCAGTATGACTTTATAGATGAAATAATCATTGCGGTAAATAAACCAGACGACAACAAGAAGTGCTATAGGCGCTGGTTGGCAGCACTAGGTGCAAAGAATAGCACTATCTACACACAAGATGATGATTGCATTATTGGTAATATTCAGGAGCTATACGACACCTACCATAAAGACCGCATGGTTATAGGGATGAAAGGCAATAGAATCAAGGATTACTTTAATGCAAAGTCAGCAATGGTTGGCTGGGGAACATTTTTTGAAAAAGACTGGATAGATTTTACCGACTACATAGAAAAGTACGGGGAAGATGACTTACTTATTAGGGAGTCAGACAGGATTATCACCTACAAGATTGGTTGCGAGCGACCTCATAACTTTCAGGCCATTGATATTGTAGATTTCCCAAGCGCAGCTAGTGATTTTGCCATGTATAAGCAAAAAGAACACTGGGACACAAGAGATCAAGCAATTAACCGAGCGCAAGAGCTATATGCTTAAGAAAATGTTTATTCTGCCATACTTCGGTAAGTATCCGTCATGGATGGATCAATGGGTAGCCAATATGGAGTATCTAAAACCAATGGGCTACGACTACATGATCTTTAGTAGCTTGCCTAAGTTTAAAAAGCGGGTAAAGGATAAGCTCGGCGTTGAAGCAATCATTAAGCCAGGTGAGGGGAAAGTTTGGGACTACCGACCAATGCTTGGCGTGTTATTTGAAGAAGAACTAAAAGGCTACGACTATTGGGGGCATACAGACTTTGACGTAGTATACGGCAGAATAGACCAGTTTATGGACGATGACCTGCTTGATATATATGACATTTGGTCAAACCACCATAATTACATTTGCGGCTTCTGGACACTGTATAGAAATACAGACGTTGTAAACAATCTTTTTAAAAAGACTGAGTGGGAAAAGGTATTAGCCAACCCAACACCTACAGGTTGGGCGGAAAAAGAATATACACGAGCAGTTGACCTTGCTCACAATATGAGTGAAATAGAATTGCGATATACCTACTGGCAAGGCAAAGATCCAAATATTGATACAAATCTAGAATTTAAAAACGGAATACTTACTGACGCAGGCGATGAGATTATGACATACCACTTTAGACGCACTAAACGCTGGCCAATCAAAGACTATGTATAACCCATACAATGTGGTTCACGAATTTGAACAGATGATTGCCAGTTGGGCTGGTGCAAAGTACGGCGTAGCAGTAGAAAGCTGCAGTGCAGCATTATTTCTATCGTGTGTATATAAGCAGGTAGAAGAAGTAACAATACCAAAGTTTACCTACCCGAGTGTGCCATGTTCAATCATTCATGCTGGGGGGACAGTACAGTTTAAAGACTTGGATTGGCAGGGAGTGTATGAACTAGAACCTTACAAGATTTACGATGGAGCGTTGCGGTTTCAGCCCAATATGTATAAAGGAGGACTACACTGCTTGTCCTTTCACATGAAAAAGCATCTACCGATTGGCAGAGGTGGCATGATCCTGACCAACGACAAGAAAGCCTATAACTGGCTTAAACGAGCAAGGTTTGATGGTCGACATGAAATTCCATTGCAAGATGATAACTTCGATATGCTTGGTTGGAATATGTACATGACACCAGATCAGGCGGTGCGAGGCATACAGCTATTCTCAACAATAGACCAAAAGGGACTGGAGGACTTGCATGCTAATTTGCAAGGATATCCTGATTTATCTACCTATGAGATATATAAAACTACGACAAGCAAACGCAGGTGATGCAGGCAGGTTATTCAAGTGGAAGAACGACAGAACAGTACGCAAATTTTCAATTAAAACAAACAAAAAGATTAAGTGGAAAGATCATTTAGTATGGCTAAACGAAAACCTAAAAAGCGTAAAGATTATTGAGGTAAACGACGTTCCTTGCGGCGATGTACGCATTACTGATGAGATCGCCATTAAGATTGATCCTAAGTATCGAGGACAGGGGATTGGTAAGTTAGCACTTGAACTAGCAAAAGAGGGACAAAAAGAGCTAACTGCTCGCATAGTAATAGGCAACGAACCCTCGATGAAACTATTTTTAAGTGCAGGGTTTCATATAACAGACTTTAACGGACAATACTACACACTTAACTGGTCAAGAAATGAAAGTGATCCTATCGGGCTACGAGGGGAGTAAGCAAATACTTTCTGCAAGTTCCTACCTTTTAAAGAAATACTTAAAGGGTTTTGACGTGTACTTCTTGAACTACGGAGATTATACAGGGAAACTGCACACTGGTACTTACGTTTCACTGGCGGACAAACAAGAAAACGGAGCAGGGCAATGGTCAACAGATATACGAGAATACCTTGAGACCCTGACTAACGACTATATTATATTCGGACTTGATGATTACCTACTAACTGGTTTTGACAAGAAGCTCTACGACAGTATCGATCTAATAGGCGTTGACTGCGTAAAGCTATGCGCAGAAGCAAACCTAGATAAAACGTATTCTTGCACCACACAATACACTATTTGGAAACGAGATTTGCTTATTGAGATATTACGGCAAGTAAGAACGCCCTGGCAGTTTGAAGACTTTGGCTCACCGATTCTCAACAAGATGTTTAAAACAATAATTCATGTGCCGTGTCTGCAGTATCCATCTAACTCATGTCTATCGACTAAATGGTCGGGAGTGAGGTTAGAGGGCAACGAACACGATAAAGACGAGATAGAAAAATGCTTAAAACAGGCGGAAAATATTTAATCACGGGAGGCACAGGATTTTTGGGACACGCTCTTGTTGAAAGACTTTTAAAAGATGGTTACGAGAATTTAACAGTTCTCGGTAGAAGTGAAAAAGGTCTTGTAGAGACTAGAGAGAAATACCCAGTAAAGATCGTATCAGGTAACATTGCTGACCCTATGACGTGTGAGAAAGTATGTGACGTAGATGGAATCTTTCACTTGGCAGCGATGAAGCACGTCGGATTAGCAGAACAGCACTCTACAGAATGTATTAAAAGTAATGTAATTGGAACGCTTAACCTGCTAGAGGAAACAAGAAAGCGTGGTATAGACTTTATCATTGGCATCAGCACAGACAAGGCAGCACAAGTAAACGGGGTATATGGGGCTACTAAGCTACTCATGGAACGCCTATTTGCAGAGTATGAAACCTTTAATGAAGAAACAGAATACCGCATTGTTCGCTATGGGAACGTACTCTACTCAACTGGTTCAGTCTTGTGTAAGTGGAAAGACAAAATGCAAAAAGGGGAGAAAGTAATAATTACCGACCCCGACGCTACACGCTTTTACTGGACAGTAGACCAGGCAATAGATTTAATCTTTGATTCATTTAAAGCAAAAGATTCAGACCCGTACATTACTACCATGAAGGCAATGAGGCTCGGAGACTTACTTGATGCAATGATGGAAAAATATGGTCGGGTGGGAGTAGAAACGATTGGACTACAGCCAGGAGAGAATAAGCATGAAAAGCTAGATGCTGTTACCTCAAGCGATAAAGTAGAAAAATACACCAAAGAAGAAATCCTAGAGCTTATATGAAAATCCTAATTGCGCTGCCAACAGGACACGAGGAAGGAATCCATCACCAAGTGGTAGGGACATTGTGTCAAATACTACTTCGCAATAAAGAACATGAGATCAACACCTATGTATCTGCTATGCGGGGCATCGGTGAACACAGAAACGTGATTGTCAAAGAGTTCTTAAAAGGGGACTACGACTTTCTTCTAATGATAGACAACGACAACCCACCGCCAGCAAATGTATTAGACCTTGTTGCGCTCGATAAAGAGGTTATTGGTCTACCTACCCCGATAAACATGAACTACATTAAGGGGCTAAATGACATTTACTGGAACGTATTTAAAAACGATTACCCAATCAAAGAAGCAGGACAAGGATTACAAGAGGTTGAAATGGTTGGTTCAGGCGTAATGCTTATCCGCAGAGACGTTTTAGAAAAGATTAAACACCCTTTCACTACTATTAGAAACTCAGAGGACTTGCGAATTGTTGGCACTGACGCTGCATTTTGTCAGCGGTGCAAAGAACATGACGTAAAGATTTGGACTCACTGGGACTTTAAGTGCAGACATTTTAAAACTATAGACTTACTAACACTTACATAGATGCAATTGAGATTGTGCAAAGTTTGCTCAAAGAAGATTGATCGAGGGAGGAGATCTCATAAAGTGTTTAAGGAAGTAAAATATTGTTCAAGAAAATGCAAGGGGATTGCACATTCAAAGATAATGCAGGGGAGGAATAACCCTAATTATAAAGGTGGGAAGTCAAGATGTATAGAGTGTAATGCGGAGCTAGCTCAAAGGTATTCCTACAGAAAAACTTTAATGTGTAGAGACTGTTGGCCTAAGCAGGTAAGGAAAGAAAATCATCCAAACTGGAAAGGTGGGATTACTCCATTAAATATACTGCTAAGGGGTAGCCGAAAGTACAGCCAGTGGAGGGTTGAAGTTTTTAAAAGAGACAATTTTACTTGTCAAGACTGTGGGGATGATAAAGGTGGAAACTTAAATGCTCATCACATAAAGCATTGGGCTAAATATCCAGAACTTAGATTTAATATAGAGAATGGTAAAACACTATGCAAAGAATGCCATTTGAAACTACATAACACAAAAGTAAAAGTATGATGCTAAATGACACTTCGACAAAAACTGGTTTAGTCCAGTACGCAGAGCGCAAAATCAAGCAAGGTGATGCGTATATTTCTGGTAATGCAACTCGCTTACTAGAGTGGAAAGCTCGGTTTAATGATGCTGGTCGTGAGATTTGGCATCTAATCTTTCGTGTTGCAGGAAACTGGCGATATGACGATGATAACCAAACTGATTTACCCTCTGCTACACAGGATTTAGTCAGTGGAACAGATAAATACCTACTTCCAACAACTGCCTTGACAGTAAATCGCCTTGAAATTAAAGACAGTGGTGGCTTGTGGCGAGTTTTAGAGCAGATACCAGAAGAACTGATTAACAGTGGCATTGATGAATACCTAAAAACAGACTCAACCCCTATCTACTATAACCTAGTAGGGGAAACAATCCAGCTTTTTCCAGCCACAAACTATAACTCAACGGCTGGTATCAAGGTTTTCTTTGACAGGTCATCAGTTGATTTGTCAGACAATACGGATGTCCCTGGATACGCTGCTCCATACCATAAACTTACTGCCATTAAAGGCTGTATTGACTGGTACGAAACTCAAAAACCTGACTCTAAAGTCCTAGATGGCCTTCGTAAAGACGAGCAACGATACGAAAGCGCAATTACAGAGTTTTACGGGAAACGAAACAAGGACTACGTCAGAAAAATACAAAGATTAACTCATCGAAATAATAGCTTTAAATAATATATGGCAACATTTAACAAGGTAAACGACTTTGTCGAAGATGTGGCGGAAAAAGTACATAATCTTGGCTCAGACCAGCTAGTTGTGGCTCTTTCAAACACTGCGCCTGGTTCAGAATCAAGCAATCCAACATCATCAGGTAATGGTGTGCTTGCAAACGTGACTGAGATTAGTTATACCAACTGTTCATCACGTAACATTACTACTTCCTCATCAGCAGAGACTAGCGGTACATATAAATTAACACTAGCTGATCTTGTCTTAACTGCATCGGGTGGAACAGTAGGGGCATTTCGCTATGTCTATGTCTATAATGACACGCCAACATCACCAGCTGATCCACTCATTGCTTACTATGACAATGGATCAAGCGTTACTTTAAACGATGGTGATACTTTTACTATCGATTTTGATGGAAGTGGCGGCTTTCTAACCATCGCATAATGATTTTAGATTCCTTAACAGGTAAAACAGCGACACAGCGATCTGCTCTTAAGGCTGACGAGATTGTTAAGATTGAATCTTTAGAAAAAACAGCAAGAGAGGATTATTCGATTGAGATTGTTGGCATAGAAAAAATCAATAACGGAGTATCGGTTTTGGTTAAGGCATGGGATAGTAATGGCCAAATTGGATTTGGAAAAGACGGAACAGTAGACATTGAAAGATTTAACATTGTCAACCCTCCAATTCTTGTTGAAGACCCACTTGGCACTATTCAGAAGTCGTATATTGACCCAATTACTGACGAGGAAGTAACTAAAAATTTTAGGGAAGACCCTCAAGAGGCCTTACTACAATGTATTGAGCAGACAATTTCAGAAAAGAAACAAAGGTTTAGCTCCAAAAACATTGTCAGAAATAAAATTGGTAATACTACAACAACTGTTTATCCTGATGCTAATACAGAGACAAGTACAGTTGATGCTCGTGTTACAGAAGAAAACAACTTCCCAACTGGTGTGTCATGGGCAACCCTTAAGGCGGGAAGTGGAACAGCAGCAGATGACACCTCAGCCGCAACCACAGCAGTTCAGCTTCGCTCAGGAGACACAACCGACCAATGGGACAGACTTGATAGAGGAATCTTCTTATTTGATACTTCTGGAATTGGTGCAGATCAGCAGGTAGACTCAGCAACATTTAGCTTTGTAGCAGCAGGTAAGGGAGATAGCTTTTCACAATCAGTTTCCTTGACCTCATCTGCCCCAGCATCTAACACGGCAGTAGTGGCAGGAGACTGGGATAGTCTTGGCTCGACAAAATATGCCTCAGATATCACCATCGCAAGCATTACTGCTGATGACAGCACCTACAATGTAATGACGTTAAATGCTGCAGGAGAGGCGGCAATATCTTTAACAGGCATTACTAAATTTGGAACTCTAGCATCTGGTGACATTGATAATAGTCCGCCTACATGGTCAGCGTCGACTCAATCCTTTGTTACCATGCGTTTCGCAGACAACACAGGAACAACAAAAGACCCAAAACTTGTTGTTGAACACAGCGATGCCCCACTTAACTACACACTCACCGCAGCAGCGGGAGCATTTACCTTAACAGGAGTGGCAGCCACTCTAAAGGTAGGATACGGCATTATTGCATCAGTAGGCTCTTTTACTTTGACGGGTGTTAATGCGGCTTTTACCAAGACGCTTTCAATAACCGCAGCTGTTGGCAGTTTCACTTTTACGGGAGTGGCAGCAACACTTGGTGTTGGAAGAAAAATAATTGCATCAGTAGGCTCATTTGTACTTACGGGTGTTGATGTTGCACTTTCTACTACTGCATGGATATTCGGCACAAAACCAAGTGCAGGCAGCTGGACTAATACTACTAAACCATCTGACAGTGGATGGACTAATACTACTAAACCGTCAGACAACGGCTGGACTAACAATACAAAAACGTAATGGCTAAAGCAATTTTTCAAATAGATACAGTTTTAGGAGGTAGATCATCTACTGATTATTTCGGTGGACAAGGCCAATTCTATACATCATCTAGCATTGACCCTGAAATGCCATCAACTGATAGCTCTACTCGAGCATCAGGTGTTTTGCGACCTACGGCAATGGAAGATTTTACCTCAACTGAAATTGATGATGCAGTAAAGGCGATCATTACAACTCCAAAAAATACTAATGTCTATGCGTACCTAGCTAATGGTAAATTTGTTAGTTACAATTCATCACTTGCTTCACCAAGCTCAATCGTAACTATTACGTCTTCTACAGGAAACGGAGCAGCATATTACGACAATGCTATTTACTTGGCTAAAAATACTGACATTGCTAAATATTACGATCTCAGTGGCACACCAGGTACTA